TGCTGCTGCGGCAGTTTGCGGTGTGTGGACCACAGCGAAAGCTGTTGATTCATGGAATTGGGTTACTATTAAGGCTGGTGATGCGAAGTTAAAGCTTCGTAGAAATATTGGTCCTGTTGAAATGGTTGTTTTGGCTACTAGTGCTCTTGCCTGTTATTGTGCCTATGCTTCATACAAAAAGATTGAAGCTAAAGGTTCTAAGGGTAAGACTGCTGAGGCTGAGAGAAAAGTTAAATCAAAGTGGCTTCAACTCCGTAAATTTATTGTAACAGTTGGCATATTTAATTGTGTTATGTCTTCTAATAAGGATATTAATCAAATTGGAGTTATTATTAAGGAGTTATGTCGTTCTTTTCGTGATGCTGGTACTATGACAGAAGAGTTTGATTCATTTACATCTTTTTGGGATGATGAAGATGAAAAGCCTGTTAAGAAAGCAGAGAAGGATGACTCTTCTGATGATGATTCTGATGATGATGAACCTGTTCAGAAATCTGGTAAGAAAGCAGAATTTCGATGTGATGATATTCCTCCATTGGAATCTGTTAATGATTCTGATGATGAATCTGATGATGATGCACCTGAAGAGCCTGAAATTGGCTATCATCGTGTGTTGTTACGTGGTTCTGGTTGGTTTGATTATTTGAGATCGAATGTTACATGGTGTGAGTATGTATTTTGTCTATGTTGTTCTTTGTTTTATGATTCATGTTCTTGTGTTTCTACCATTGTTAATGGTGAGGATTTAAAGAACATTGATGTTGAATCTTGGCAAGGACAGAGATGTGGACTATGTGCTACACCGTTGTTCCGAAGTTTGGCTCCTGTGTGTTGTATATGTGGTAAAAGGCATTGGATTCATTTCTTTTGTAAACCACATTTATCTAAACATGCTGAGATGGAGTCTTCTGGATCTGATTCTGAAGATGAGAGTTTTATTGATCGTGTTAAATATAAGTTTAAATCTATGACTGGTTATGCTGATGATGATGATGAGAAAGTTAGTGTTGGTAGTTCTACTATGCCATTCACTGTTAAGGCGAAAGCTGATAATAGTTTGATTGGACATTGGGCATATCGACCGGCTCGTGGCTGTTATTACTATGTACGAGGACTCTTTGTGAGTGCTAGACGAAGTGTTGGTGAATTTTTCGCCGATTTTGTTGGGTGTTTTAAAGATAATATTAAATTGTATATGGTGGGTGCTGTTACTATTGCTGTTGCTATTCAATTACTTTTCTATATGAAGAAATTTGTGTCGAAGAGTAGTAAGAGTGCTGAAGGCGGCAAGGGTAAAAAGAGAGCACGTAAAGCTGCAAGAGGTCAAGCTAATGATAATCATGGTCAACGTGGTGTGCATGACTATAAGAAACCTGGTGAAGGTTTAGATAGTGATTTATATAAGTATAATGATCCTGGTGCTAAGATGGATAATACTGATTTGATTTCTAAAGCGTTAAGTGGTATGTATAGCTCAAAAGGCAATTATACTACTAAGCTTCAAGAGGCTTGTTGGTGGATTAAATTATCCGATGGTTATGCTCCAGTTGATTTTGTATCTAAAGCTGATCAAGATAAGTTTTCTGAGTGGAATAAGAAACGTAGGATTGAAAAGGCTAAACAGCGTCAAAAAGAAACTAAAGATAGTAAATCGTCAAGTAAGAAGAAAAAGTCTATGAAAGATGATAAAGCTATTGCTGAGTTTCAACAACGTTGTGTGCAATATTGGGATACTGGCAAATGTACTCGTGGTGATGTTTGTCCTTATGAGCATGTTTTAAGACCCTCTCCTGTTTGCAATGAATGGGAGCAAGATGGTGTTTGTAAAAGACTTGCTAAAGGAAAACCGTGTGTTGATAAGAAAGGAAAACCTTTTGATCATCCGGTTAAGAGTAAGACTGCTGAGCATTTAGTGCCTGGTAAACCTGTTATTAAAGAGCCTTATAAATATGAGATTATTGTTGAAGACCGCACTGGCTCTAAAGCGCGTTGTAATGTGTGGGTTGCTTGTGATAAAATACAAGTTCCTCGCCATGCTGCGTCTGGTTCCAAAGTGGTTGCTGTTGTGGTTAATGGACATGAGTATCCTCTAAGTAGTACCGCGTATGTTCCTAAAAATGGTTATGATCAATTGTGGTTTCCTATTCCCAATGGTTGTGGTGTAAAGAATAATGTTAAATTATATCGTCCCCCGGTTGTTGGTGAAGAAATTGCTTTGTATTGGTTGTCTAATGGTGTAAACTGTATGACCACTGGTACTGTTGGTAAAAAACTATATATGGGAAAGAATCGTGATATTGTTGGATATGAATATACGTCCTCTACACAAGCTGGTGCTTGTGGAGCTGCTTATGTGTCGTTGAAAGACGGTGCTGTTGTTGGTTTCCATGGTATTGGTAATGATGATCCTCATATTAATCCTCAATTTTATCCTGTTAGTTTGTCGTGGGTAGAGGAATTGAAAGGTCAGTCTCGTGTTTATGTTGAAAAATACTCTGAAGCTGTCACATATCGTGATGAGCATCAAAGGGAAATAAACATTGAATGGACTGATTCTAGTTCTTCTAAGACTATTTCAAAAAACTTGTAAGGGAGCACATGCCACAGCAATGTGACTCCCCTGCTTGTGTTTGTAAGTCTGTTAATTTGTCTATGTCAGCTGATCCTGTCGCTTTTGCAGAGGCATCATTGGAAGATATATTAAAAGATTATCCTATTGAGTTTCAAAAACATGTTATGCTGTCTAATGTAAGGCCTATGGGCCCTTGGATGGAGTACTTGGGTACTATACCTCGGTATTTCAATCCTAAGGAGCCGGATTACTATGATAGTGTTGTTCATGATTATATTTTGTCTCGTGGTGAAGATCCTAAAATGTATTCTGATTATGGTGTCGTTCCGAAACGACTTGGTGATTCTTATATTGCTGCAAAGCGGTATGATGCTGACCCCGATCCATTGAATCAAGAGACTAAAGCACAGTATGATATTGCCTTTGAATGGCTCGAGCGTGAGTTCGTTGATTTCATTGGTGGTTCTAAGGTGCGGTCTTATGAGGAGGTTCAGGAATGGCTTAGACCAGATAAAAGTCCTGGTGTCCCATGGACACAGTTGTATCAATATAAATCTGATTATTGGTTGGGAGATCATCGTGGTTTCTTTGCTGATTATTGGAATCGTTTAGCTACTGACGACTATATACATTCTTTATGTAGTGTCACTATTAAGGAAGAAGTTCGTCCTATTTATAAGATTAATTCTGGTAATATACGTACTATTGTGGCAATGGACATTAATCATGTCACTGCTCATTTGATGTTATATTTACACCAGAATCAACGTCTTGTGGATACTTGTGGTCAACACAGTATTAATTTAGGTCAAAATTTTCTTTTAGGTGGCGCTGACCAGTTCATAGCTGGTATGAGTGTTTTTGGTTCGAAGTCTGTTATGGAATTAGATGGCAATAAGTTTGATTCGAGAAAAAAGAGATATCAACTTTCAAAAGTTGGTGAGTTTAGGTATAGAATGCTTGCTCCTGAATATCAGACAGTAGACAATATGGCGCGAACGCGGAAT